AGCTCCTGAACCAATGGCTTAAGCTCCTGAGCCCAGTCATTAACAGATGACTTGGTAGCTTGGCCGCCAATCGCAGCGCCAACCTCTGGAGTTGGAGACCCTAGCTTTGCACCTCTGGCTTTCTTGGCGGCTAATGCGGCTGTTGTCCTCTCGCTAATTAAGTCAGCCTCATACTCTGCGATATTGGCCATGAGCTGAAGCACAAATTTTGTAGCTGCCGGGTTGTGCATCTGCGGGATATCGCAGGCAATGACCGGGACCCCTTGCTCGAGCAGTCTGGTTAAGAAGGCCAGGTTTCTCATAAGCCTGTCAATCTTGGCCACAATCAAAGTTGCGCCTGTTTGCTTGCAATACTCGAGCGCAGCCTTGAGCTCTTTTCTTTTCCTGTCGGATCGTTTGCCGCTCTCATACTCTACAAACTCCTGCAGTATTTCGTACTCACTACCGCCCAGGTGATTGTCTATAATCTTTTTTTGAGCCTCAATACCAAGGCCAGATTTCCCCTGCCTTTGCGTTGATACCCTGAGATAACTAACGTATTTCATAAATCCCCCTAATTTAAACTAACGTCTATTTCGCACATTGCGTCAATGGCGTGTAAAGCATCCCTGCAAGCCTCTTTCTCATCTGGCGGCAAACCATCCCAGATTGATATTACATATTCAAAGTTATGCTCTGGGTGCTTGACCATAAAAGCAAGAAACTCAAGCGCAGTAGTAACCATCATCTATCCCTTTTCCATGCGATGATTGTTTTGCCGATAACCTTAGTGCTCCAATCATCATTGAATAAGAATGCATCCTGCCAATACTCGGCGCACTCATCGAAGTAGTCGAACTGGAAAACCCTGTAACTTTTGCCAGCCTTGATCTTTTCTTGAACCTCCATTGTTTACCTCTCTTTCTCTCTTATTATACTATTTTTTCACCATGGAGTTTTGGATTTCAAAGCTCAGGAAATAAGCTACATCCTCTAAGCTATGGGCGGTCCTCTCTCTCCCGTCTGAGAAATGGAGCTTATACCTTGACCCGGTCCTAATAAGCTCAACCCCCAGCGCTTTAGCAATGATTTTCATTGGCTCCATTTTTATCTCCCTAAACTAAGTTATTTTTAATCAAGCATTGAGCGGTTTTCTGGTTCGCAGCTTTGACAATGTTTGCCATGACTTTATCTTGATTCTCTTGGGCGTCTGGATTGTATGGCTTGCACTCGAACTCTACGTTTTGCATGACATCATCCCAAGCGGTCCACTTGCAGACCTGCTTTTTTTGCATATCGCTCAACTTGTCCCAATCCAAGACGTCCATCATTTTGGCGATGCTCTCACCACTAGCACCATGAGCGAAGCCAACCCTGCTGGGCCTGTTGCCGTCCTTGATGGCCAAGACTAGAACCGCGTCATAAGTGTCTTTTTTAGGCTTGCACCATTTGCCAGTTTTTGGGTTCTTGGTCTGCTGTACAAACCTATCGCCAACCTTGGTGGTCTCGATCCAGAATCGAGCCTCAGTCTTGAGCTTGAATCCCCAAGGCCAGTCGGGGACTATGTATGCGCTGTCAAAGTCTTTTGCGGTGTAGATTAATTGAGTCATTATTTTTCTCCTTATACGTTATCGTTGATTAGCATGATTGTTTCTGCATCGTATGGCTCAGGCCACCAGCCATTCTTTTTAAGAAAGGTGTTAAGTTTGTTTTCTTCCATAGTCGCTGCAGCATAGTTGTAGTAGTCTGTTTCTGGCTTGCAGATGTTGTCCCTAATCCAGAGCCCAGTAGTTCCGAGGCCATCGAACTCTTCTCGAGGAACTGCCAAGAGGTTGAATTTCTTTGCTAGGTTTTTAATCATTGTTTCTCTTTTCATTTTCTATCTCCTAAAAGTTGGGGCCGAGGCCCCGTTGAATTATTCTTGGTATCCGCCTGCAATTTCATTAACGAGATAGCCAGGCCAGTGATCAGGGATTGCATCTTCCAAGGCTCGCTGTAAGCTAACACCTTTGACTAACTCGCATTTGAATTGCTCGGCCCAAGTTGGGTTGAAATTAGATTTAGTCATTGGGTTAATTCCCTTGAGTGTTTCGATGATTTGAGCTGCTGTTTTATTGGTTTGCATGTTTGTTCTCCTTTGGTTTATGTTTGTTTCAGGTGTTACGTTAATTGTTCTCTGGTACTGTGTCAATAGCCAAATGCTACTTTTTTTCAAATGTTGTAAAAAGGACACACATGAAAGTTGAACAACAGCAGTTATATCTCACCCAAGAGCTCCGGGAGGCGCTTAAAACCTCAGCCAAATCACAGCGGCGTAGTGTTTCAAGCCTTGCTGAAGAATTATTGATTGACGGGCTGTCAAGGCGTGGGAGATCTGGGCAGGATCAGCAATCGCAGTTGTCCACCTTGCAGGAGTTGGCGCGGTCAGTTAAGAAATGAGCGCCCGGAACAAGCAGCGAGGTTATGAGTTAGAAAAAGAAGTGCAGGATTTTTGGCGGGAGCATGGGGTCGAGTGTAAAAGAGTTCTCGGGTCTGGTGCTTTCAAGGCGTATTCTGCTGACTTAGCTGGTGACTTGAATTTAAACGGGTTACTGGTTGAGTGTAAGCGGAGAAAAGGTGCGGCAGGTTTTAAAAGCCTGTACACCTGGTTTGAGCAGGATGACGCGGATCTTTTAGTTATTAGGGCTGATCGATCCCCGCGCCTGTATGTTCTCCCTGAGTCTTTAATGCTTAAATTTGCAGAGGCGATGGGTTGGTTAAAAAATAGTAAACAGTTAGGAGAAAAAGAAGATGCTTGATTTAGATAATGGAAGTGGTGGCGAGTATATAAGATTTAAACCGTCAGCGAATGCGTGGTATGTGGACGGGGAAGAGATAGACCTAAAGGGATTATCTCTCGATCCTGCGTCAATGCGTACAGGCTGGGGACTGATCCAAGAGGGAGAGGCTCCGCAGTGGGTATGGGATGAGCAGCTGGGAGTTAAAGGCAAACGGCCCGAGGGTGAATACAAGCGCGGTTTCAGCGTGATGGTTTACCTTAAGGATCACGGCTGGCGCGAATGGTCCAGCAATGGGGCAGGAGTAAACCAAGGGATCGGAGCAATCTGGCCAGCTATCCATGAAGGGCAAGCCAAGAACAAAGGGAAAGTTGCCGGGTTAAAATATAACGGTTCGACTGCTCAACGTATCGGGAAGGGTCCAACTCGAATCCCTAACTTTGAGTTGATACGGTGGGTTGACACTCCAAACGAGCCTGCGGCGGTTCCCCCAGCGCCCGAGGTTGCGGAGGATGATGACGCTCTTTTTGAGTAGTCGATTTTTGGGGCGGGGAGTGATATCCCTGCCCCTCTTTTTTTGTTGGGGAAAAAATGGCAGACATTGGGGAACACATTGAAACGGTAGCGAAGGCGCTACTTGGAGAGCCAAACGCGAAACTATCAAGCGAAAGAGAGCTGCGGTGGGGGTCGCATGGCTCCATGAGTGTAGATTTAAAAAAGGGGACATGGTTTGACCATGAGGCAGAGCAAGGGGGCGGGGTCGTTGACCTTTTGCGCCGAGACAATCCAGACGCGAACATAAACGAAAAATTAAAAGAGCTGGGCATTGATACAGGACAGGCAAACGGGAGCGCCAAGGCGTCACACGTTGCAACATACAGCTACACAGACTCAGACGGAGTTGTTACTTATGAGGTGTTACGTTATGAGCCCAAGACATTCAGGCAGAGGCGGATTATCGATGGTCGAGCCGTCTGGGGTTTAGGTGATACTGAGCCGCTGCCGTACAGGTTGCCGGATATCGTTAACAATCCAGCGAAGCCGATACTAATCGTTGAGGGTGAGAAAGACGCGGACAATCTGGCGGGCCTTGGGTTTGTTGCCACCTGTAACAGTGGCGGAGCTGGCAAATGGGCGGAGTCTTTGAATCAGTATTTCGAGGGGCGGAATGTCATCATACTGCCCGACAATGATGAGGCTGGAGAGGCGCACGTCAGGACGCTACTTGGCAACCTGCAGGGGACAGCGAACAGAATAAAAGTTGTACGGCTGCCGGTTGCAGAAAAAGGCGATGTATCGGATTGGATC